TGCGTCGTCCCGTCTGCTACTAGAAACAGATTCGTCGGCGCGGTAACGCTGAACGGGTCGGGCAGGTTCGTGTTCGGCGCGGCGGTGACTGCGATCTCGTCGCCGACTGCCCAGCTGTAAACCGTCGAGTCGATCTCGCGCAACGTCATGTCCACCGCGAGTTGCGGCGGGCTGCCGTCGCTGGCGAACTTCCACTCCATTACTTCAAACACCTTGTCCACCCAGCCGAACTTGGCGTTCGTGATCTTCACGGTCTCGCCTGCGCGGATCTGCATTGCTTCTAGGCGGAAGCGAGCAGTCATCGTGATCTCCTGACGGGCGCGGCGCAGTTCGATGACGGCGAGACGCTGCGCCATGGAAGAGGACGTCGTGAACGACAACGCGACGTCGCGCGTGAACTTGGTTCCGTTGTCCTCGGTGACGAACGTCGTGGAGGTGATCAGCGGGAAGTCAGACGGCTGCCACTGGTTCAACTCGGAGACGTACACGCCCTTGACTGTGTTGACGCGGTCGCGCGCGGATATCTTGGTCGCGAGCGAAACCGGACCCGCAAAGTGTTTCTCGTTCAGACTGACGGTCGGGATCTGATATGTCCCAGCGTACATGACCACCTGACCGCCCGAGTACGCGCAGAGTCCACCCATCGCGCCGAGTAGCTTGCCAATCGCGGCCTCGTGATTCTCGCTCGTCGAGATTGCGCCGTTCGCTTCATACCTGTTCTCGTAGGTCGTCGGACTAAGCGGGAGCTTCTGCACCTGTTCGTCGCAGACATTCGCGGCGACGTTGCACGCGGTCACGTCGATCTCGCTCGGATCCATCTGCAGGCCCAGCGACGAGGTGAGGTAGTCGCGCAGACATAGCGCGGGGTTGTTGCTGTACGCGGTTACGCTGGTGCGGGTGTCTAGCACCTTCTTGCCCTTGACGATAAAAGAGATGTTCGGGATGCCTCCGGTGAAGATCTCCTGATTCCACTTCAGCCGAACGTACACGCACGCAATGCCCGTGAGCTTGTGATCGTCGGTCCACTTGCCGACAGTCGCGGTCGCGGTCTCTGTGACGAGCGGCGCAAAAGCGGTCTGCCCCGGTACGCCATACTTCTTGTAGATCTCGGCATACCCGGCGTATTTGCCCGTCGCGCTGCTGCCCGGTCCGGTCAAGACTAACTCTTCGTTAAAGTAGACGTCGCCAATCTCTTCCACTTCGTGGCCTGCGACGGCCAAGACGATGTTTAGATACTCGTTCCTTGCTCCGCTTTCTTGAAGGTAAACGATGGTGCCGGACACCTTGACGCGGCCATAAATGATCTGACGCGCAGAGATAGGAGAGCGCACCATCTGGTCGCGCGAGCCGAGCGAGTCAGCGAAACTCGGCATCTTCGGACGCAGCAGCTTCGATGCTGCCATCGACGCACCGACGACCGCGATGGTCTTGATGATGAATACGGCCGCCGTATAAGAAACGAACGTCGCAGACGCGACATAGTACGCAGCGTAAGCGACGAGTGTGGCTAGGAAAGTCGGCATGGCTTAAATCTTCCAGAACCGGGAGTCGGTCTGCTCATAAGTAGACGCAAACGCCAAACCTTCAGCGGCAACGAATGCAGACTGCGCGCCCAGAACCACGCCCACGCAGTCGCCTTGGCCTGAGTCGCGCACGATCAGGTCGCCGCGCATCGCCAGCGTTGCGATAATGGGTTTGAATCCATGACGGTGCAGCGCGGCCTCGACCAGTTGCGCCAGCCCTCCAGAGTCAGCGACGATGCGTTGCGCGCTGAGTGCGGTCGAGTACGTCCCGCGCAGATCGGCCGCAGGATCCTTGCCCGTCGCAAGCGCGACCCAGTCGGCGGCGAACAAGCAGCAGTCGTTCGCGCCCCATTCGAACGGACGCGAGCGGCGCGCCTCGATGAAGCCAGCGAGCAGATCGGGCCAGTTCGGGAAGCGCATCAGATTAGCGGGTCTTGATTGTTGCGGTCCGTGTCTGGCGCGTCGTTGCCGCCGTTGAAACGGCCTGGCGCTGTTGCGTTCTGGTTGCCCCAGTAAATCGTCTTTTCTTGAATGCCGTTGACGAACTCTAGCCCCTTGTCGGTCGGATCAATCGCCTCCTGTTCTTCGTGAGTGTATCGCACTTCGCGCACGCGGCGGAAGTCGACGAGCCGCGACTCTGCGCTCATTCCGATCTGTGCATTCTGCCCGTCGTCGGTCAGCGTCATCACGTCCATCTTGCCGACGAAGACCGTAATCGGTGACGCGATCAGACCAGCCGTGGGCGACAAAGCGCCGAGCATAATCGAACACGCGCGGCCTTGGTAGTCCTCGCTCAACGCGAGCGAGACGTACGCGGTCGGCACACCGGAGAGCTGGAAGACCACGCCGCGCGCGGACAGGTCCGTCGTCTCTTCGATTGGCGCAACGCTGCCAAGGTCGCCCAGACCGAGGTAGCCCTTGCCTGCGTAAGTCAGCGTGCCGTACCCAGTCCAGAGGTAGACCGGCGTGGAAAACGCCATATCGACCATAAGAATGGGCGACAGTTGCGCCGTGGTGACCTCAGCCACCATGCCAGCCGACATCGTGCGGCCTGCTGCAGTAATACTCATTGCGGAATCTCCTCAGAAATCGTGAACGCGACGCCGTAGATGCCAGCTAGTTCAACGCTCCACTCGGTCTGCGGCGAGGCGAGGCGGAACACGCCACGCGGTGAGTTATAGACGATGGAGGTTCCCGCCGTATAGCTTGCGCGCAGCGCCGGGAAGACGTCCACGCTCGACGAGGAATCGACTTGGATGACCTTGTACAGCGAAGTGCCGATCTGCAGCCAGTCGCCCACCGCAAACGTGCCAGTAGCGCCAGAGATGCCCAGCGTAACACCGTTCGCCGTTGCGCTGGATACGGTCAGCGTGCCGCTGACGTTGCCGCGCGGTGCGCTGTTGGAATAGTCGCGGAAATAGAACGTGCCACGCTGTGCCGCGAGCAGGAACGCAATGACCTGTTCTGCGTCGGCGCGCACCATCGGAGGGCATTCGACCGACGCCATCCAGCCTTGGCCTGGCCAGTTGTACTGCTGGGTCTGGAGTGTGAACGGCGAGACGTTGCGCGAGGAGGCAGACATCCCCGTGAAGGAGATTTTCGCCACGCGGAACGGCGAAGGCGGGGTGAGCGGGTATGTGATCGGCATGACTTAGGCGAAGGCAGCGCGATAGGATCCGCCACGGCGCACCATGTCGGGGATCTCAGCGCGCAGGCGTTTACGTTCCTGCTCTAGAATGGGCTGCAGTTCAGCGCGAGATACGCCGGACTGGATGTTGTACGAGATGTTCACGGTCGGGCCACCGCCACCGCCACCGGATCCCATGCGGTTGTTCGGGATGATCGCGCCGGACGTACCGGGAACGAACAGTTCGGGGCCGCGCTCGCCCACCATGTAAGCGGAGTTGGCGTTCACGGATCCGCCGTTGGCGCGCCCGGGCAGAGCAGGAAAGCCCAGCATCGTCGTGATGCCAGCCGCCAACTGCTGCGTGACCATGCGCTGGAACAGCAGGCGCATAAGGTCGAGAGCGAGGCGCTTCAGCACCTCGGACAGCTTCTCGCCGCTGAAAATTGCGTCCTCAAATCCGCCTGCGATGGTGTCGCCTACGTCCTGCGCGAGATCGCGCATCCGCGTCATCTCGGTGACGGCCTCTGCTTGCTGCTCGACGATGTTGCCAGCAGCGGCGGCCATCTCTGCGTTAATCTGCGCGCGACGCTGCGCTGCCTGATCGGCGGTCAACAGCATCTCAAGTTCCAGCTTCTTGACCAGTTCAAGCTCGCGCTTGTATTGCCGCGTCGGGTCGAGCAGGTCCAGCTGCGCGGAGGCGGTCTCTTCAAGTTGAGCCTTGGTGCGGTTCGCAAGTTCACGCTGCCGCTCGGCCTCGTCGTTAGCCCTGCGCTGACCCGCGATGAGTGCATCAAATGATGCCTGAGCCTTACGCTCCAATTCGCCGTAGGCTTGAGCCTGCGCCTTGATGCGCTCGGTTTCGGCGGTGATGGTTTCAGCGGCCCTAGATGATTCAATCGTTCGCTGAAGTTCCGCGATCTGAACATTGAGGTCAGCCAGCGCACGGCTGCGCTCATTCAGCGCCTTCATGTCTTCGGCCGTACCCTTGCGGACCTCCTGCATCACCTTCGACGAACCGACACCCGGACCCATGCCGAGGGTTGGCGTGCGAACCTCGACCATCGTCGATGCCGTCTCTTCGCGCAGCTTCGCGATTTGCTGCTCAATCGCTAGGCGATCCTTCGTCAGTTCACCGAGGAGCTTTTCCGGCCCCATCAGCTTGCGCTCGGCATCTTGGTATATCTTCGCCACCTCAGACGCGGTCTCCTGTTCGATGCGCTTCATCTCGCGCATCCGCGTCATCATGCGGCCAAGCGCATCAACAGCGGCGTCAATAGCGCCGACCAGCGAAATACCGAACGCAGCGGCCAAGCCAGTACCGAGCGCGCGCGGGTCGAATACCTTCTTCATGAAGGCAGCGGCGGTCTGGCTGGAACTCTTCAGCTTTGCCAGCGAGTTCTGAATCTCGCCAAATGCCTGCCGCGTGGCGTCGATT